CATCTATAGTAATAGTTATCTGACTCATAATGACTGTTTTGCTGACCTTAACTTAAAGAATAACTCCCAATCAAAGTGGTCAAAGACCTCAATATCAAGGGTATTATTCACACATATTTCTTCCACATTACCATAGATAGGTGGCATAACTGTTTTAGTTACACCTCCTGTATATATTTTACCATCTACCTCAAAGTTGCAGGATTTATCAAACCCTACAACCGACATAATTACCTCAGCATTCATTATTTTGATAATGCTTCAAATAATCTCAACAAAGAGGCACTTCTATCAGTTTCTCTCTCATGCAATCTACCTAATAATAAAGTAGCATAAGCTATTTCATTCTCATGCTTACACTCTGAATAAACCAAGTCCAAAGACTGTGATAGTTTTTCTAATTTGATTGCTTCTCTACATAAAGAAGCTAACTGATCTCTTCTATCATCTGTAATACCTAATACTTCTGATAAATTTGTTGACTCATCATTAATGATTGACAACTTGAACACTTTACTAGTGTTATAGTTTTTTTTTCTGAATACTTTGAATAATTTTTTTAACATGACCAAATGTTTTAATTGTTTTTAATACTTCTTTTTTCTACTTCTATTACTGCTATTGCAATAATTAACACTGTTGCTATTGCGCAACTAATTACTAATAATGTTTCCATTAAGACAAACTTAATGTGATTTCAAGACACATGATTGCATAAGCAATCTCATTCTTGATGTACTCTTTTACGTCCCATGACGCATTCAATGAGTCAACATCATTTAGACTCTCCCTTAGACTTTTCAGTTCCTCTGCCATCTTTTTCTTTATTATACTTATTTAACCTTTCCATGATTTTCTGGTTCATGGCTTGACCATTTTGTTTTTCTTTTTCTTTACTCATTTTAATACACTTTGATCTCCTGACTGGACTTGAACCAGTGACCTCCAGATTTTTTGGATCAGATGCTCTACCAACTGAGCTACAGGAGATTCATGACTTACTAACATTCCCATGGGTAAACTTCAGTCATAGATAAAACTATTATCAATTTCATACAGCATCTTATCAGAATAACTCTGATGTATTCCATCTTTAATTGCAGTACCCAGTTTCTTTCAACGTGCAGAGGTTGGTGCGTAAAGCATGAGTAGCAAGATGCAAACTCTCCCATTAACATATCGTGTTGTGGTTAGAACAGGACTCGAACCTGCAACCTAGCGGCAAGATTTAACTTGATACTCTCAGGTCATGACTCCCTACCCTCTCAACACTCACCACTTACTCTAGCCAGTTGAGCTACCTAACCTAATAAATCCCTGTACTCTCAGTAAGTAATGTTATAACTCTTTATAGAATACATCCGCTGAAACAGCATTATAACATCTAACTCCTAAACAACTACACTCTGAATGTGTATAAATACCTCACTGCAGACTAATTACGGACACGTACACGGATATTCTGATCAGCTTGTACTCTGTTTATTCATTAGCAGGGAAATGTTTTAATTATTTTTTACAATTTGTTTCATCACTCTAGTCAAAAGATTCAAGCTGTAAACAATATCTTCTTGTGTAATAGAACCTGTATTTTCTTCAACCATTTTACAATGATATTGCACCATTTCAATATTTTTATACAATTCTTTAAGAATTAATTCTTTATCTTTTTGTACAACAGATAACTTTTGTTCTAAATCAGATATTATTTTATTAAAATCTAGTTGAGATTTTTTAACAATTTTAGTCATAACTTTTAAATTATTTGTTTTACTTATCTTTTATATCAATATATCCAACTATTGCACCTAATCCAGTTAATGCAGCTCCTGTATATATTATTTCTGATTTACCTATAGGTTCCCAATTGCATCTTACTGCTTTGATGATGCATTTAATTTCTCCTACTGTTGCAAGTGCAACTAATGCAATACCACATATTGCTAATCCTATCCCCTCTTTCATACTATTTGTTTTTAACTATTTCTATTAATTTGTTTATACAAAAAGATTCTGCTTCTTCATATGTTTTATAATATGAAAATCCATCATCTTTAAGACTAACCTCCGCTAAGTATTCTTCATCTGTATTTTTCTTAAAATCAAATTGATGGATTACATGATGTAAAGAATACTTTTCTCTAAACCATCTAAATACTTGTTGTTTAAGTGGTGCTAAACATTCAGATTCAAATAATGATTTTCTACCATTTGTTTGTGTAATCATTAAATCATATAACACTGAATAGAAACCAAAACAAGGTTCATCAAACCCTAACTCTTTAAGAGCTAATGCTTGATTATAATTTACAAACTCCTGTGTCATAGTGTATAATATTCAGTTAGTTTACACACTGGTACAGTAACATGACCTGTACTTATTTCCCTATGTTTTGGGTGTATAATACCATTCTCAAGTAATGTTTCATACATACCTTTATTTTCTGAGTAATCTTTTATAGCTACTTCATCTAACTCAAGACCATTAGCATTAAGTGTAGCTACTGCTACAGGCATACCATCCTCTACATCAAGTAATCTAATTGCTGGATTACTTGTACCATATCTTTGTATTATTACATCACAGATGTATCCTCCAAATCCTACCATATCTCTTCTATTGTTATTTCTTCCCGGTTTAATTTATTTTCATATAGTACTAGGTCTATAGCCCTTATTAAATCACCTACAGTAACACAAGTTACTATATCACTGTGAGGAAATCTCCCCACAGTGTAGTTAATACTAAATCTCATCTTCTTTTATTGATTTTCTTGTGATGAATATTTAACTCTCTTACCCAACTATATATTTGGGTAACAAAGATAAAACCAAATATAATCTCTAGTAGAATCATAACTCCTGTATTTTAATCATTATTTTAGTTACTTCTTCTGCTGTATTATACCCAATTACATCATTTGTAATAGGTGTATCATAACATAAGCTACCTTCTTTAAGTATAGCTATTTCATATGGAGATTCCGCATTACCATAAGCTCCATATCCTGTTATAACAGATATACCATATCCATTATCAAATTCTAATACAGCTCTTTGACCATCAATATGGTCTTTGTCTGTAAATTCTAAGTCTTTAAATGTTTTCATAATCTTTTCAGTTTTAATTTTCAGTTTATATTTTTCAGTTAATAACCCCTCTGTACTCAGTTATAATAACATCTTTATAGGACAAATCACTGAGAGCTTACCTCAGTATCCATTACCTGCATCTTGCAATATACTGCAGTTTAGGTGGTAGCTAATTGCGTAGCATAGATTTGTCTACCCGCTTATACTCTATAAAGTTTTGTAGTTATTACAACTGCCTGACCTTGGGAATCAGGAATGGTACATTAAAGTAGGAATTCCACCTACTATACTTTGCTGTAATCCACAAAGCTTGAAAGCTACTTATTCACTTTCCGTGTACTCTCACAAGGTTGCAATCCTTACCTGCCTATTTTATAGTTGACTACAGGCATCAACTGTTACATGGATCTCATGTCAAATAATCCTGCTTGGATGAGAGTAATAATAAACTAGAATAAGATATTACCTACATCTAGTTTAACTTTTTCAATAACTTGTTTAAGTTCTTCATCTACTTTTCTTGAGTAGGTAATACTACCAAAGAACACATCTCTTTTAATCACTGTACCTATTTCAGGTAACTCAGCAGATACTAATTGTTCTACTGTTTCAATGCCTAATAGGTTAAGCACTGTTTTTGATCTTACTGTTAAGTCTTCCATTGTTTATATTTTTTAGTTGAATTTGCAAATAAACCGGATACTATAATACTCTTATTTGATATAGTACTAATACAAGTAATAATACTGTTAATACTATTACTATAGATAATACTAGTACTAAGACTAATAGTATGATAGATTAATGTACTTATACTTGTTTAGCTATATATTTAATTGTATGTATAGCTGTATCAGTGATTTAAGTGGGTTACTTGAAGCATAAGATTAGGTGATAGTTCTTCTGTCAACCATCTTCTCACACCTTTTCACGTACAATTTTTAATTATGCCTAAAATATAACTGCTTGATTATCAGGATGTGAGTCTACTTTGCCCACAGGTGGGATACAAAGTATTCTTATTGTACTATATCTAGAACTGTTAGACCACATTATCTTAATGATGCTGACTAATCTTATTTAACTTGATAAATTAGAATTAGTGTTAGACCATATATATAATAAACCAATTACCTGTGTACCAGTTGACCAGTGTTATTCTGCACAATCAACCCCAATCAGTTAAGAGTTGGATAGAAGAAGCTGACGCAGTCAAGAAATAGTAAACAGTTAACTATGCTTACTCAGCAACTTTAAAATAATAAACCCCTACCTGTTAAGGTAGAGGTTATATTATTAGAACTCAAAGTCTTCTTTGATAATCTCTGTAGAAGGTGCTGAAATTCCAAAGTCTTCAAATGTAAGACTTGCAAGTGGTAAACCAATTACACTAGGGATAATAGTTTTCCCGTCTTCCATTACTGAAAGTGCAACATTTACATCATCTCCTTGAGATACTTTATCCCAAACACTTTCATAAATCACACCTCTAGCATTCTTTCCTGAAGAAGCTGTTAATGTGCATTTACGGTATCTTTTACCGTTAGTGTTTACATTAATCTCAGCATCAATTCCTTTGATGTTGCACATTACAATTTGGTCTTTACTAGTTTCCATAACTTTAATTTTTTATTAGTTAAACAATTTATATCCATATCAGTTGTGAGTTGGATAAAAAAAGCTGCGAAGCAAGAAAAAAAGAATGGGCATAATACCCACTCTTGTTATTCTTCAATTCTTCTACTACGGGATAAAACGCCTTTATTTATCTTCTCAATCTTGAACCAAGATTGCCCATCATACCCATCAAATACAATTTCTTCTTCAGGGTGAAGGTCAACCTCAAAAGGGGTATACTGTCCCTTTGCACAAGCTTCTTTAAACAAATCATCTGAGTATACACGTTCAGAATCTTCATCATCAAACATATAACAATGATGATCAATGATAGCTCTTTTTAATTCTTCAAGAGAATTGCACACTTGAAAGAACCCTGATCCATAAGATTGTTTATCTGCTGTAAATACTTTTTTCATAATATATAAGTTTAAATTAATATTATTATTAGTTATAAAATGGTTTAATAAAGAGAGAGAGCATAAGCCCTCTCTTGTTATTTTTCAATATGTTCTTGCAAATACTCTTTTAATTGTTTAAGAGTTTTTCTACCTGCAATAGCACTGATAGCTTCTGCTTCAGTTAAACCACCTTGGTTATTAAGTGCATAACCATTAATCATATCAATTTGTTTATTGATGTGATCTATTATTTTGTGTACAGTTTCTGTATTCATAATATATAAGTTTAAATTATTAATAGTCTTGAGTTGGATTAAAGAATGGGTTTAATACCCACTCTTATTACTCTTGATTATGTATTACAAGTTCATTTCTAAAATGTATTAACCAATCTGTGTTACTCATTGTAGTATAAGCACTATCAGATAAGTTTATTCTATTATTGAGCATTATTATTATAGCATTTACAGTATGTTTATCTAACATATTAAACTTTAATAGCTCTTGTGTAACTACACTTTTGTCAATTTTTATTTCCATAGTATTTAAATTTAAATTAATATCAATAATAGTCATGAGTTGGATGACTTAAAAAACATAAGGGTTATAATCCCTTATGTTTATTATAATAGTCTTTGCTGTATTTTTCATTATCAGGAGCAGCAATAGCACCCATGAAGAATATAAATGAAAGACATGTCATCACACCACATAAAGTGGGTGAATTCTCTAGCCAGCATTCATATGCGAATCCAGCTAGTATTATGCTAGTGAATAGCACAAACAAAAAAGTAAATGAGTATTTCATAGTATATGTTTTAATAAGAGTAGAGAGTTGGATAAGAGAAAAAAAGTAAAGGGTTAATATACCCTTTACTTAGTCTTGATTATCTCAAATATAAGATTAACTCCAATTGGGGTAATCTTGTATTTTATCAACTCTTGCTTTGTTATGCATGAGTTGATGTATGCTTGAGCTTGGCTCAAACTTTTTACTCTGCTGTTGTCAGCAGTAGGTTGTTCTAGTGATGGATCCACCAACAATAGAACAATTTTTATGTCTGTTCTCATAATTATTTACATTTAATACTAGTCATGAGTTGGATCTTTATTCTAAGCATAGGGGGTACCAGCTAGGCCTGAAGGGCCGGGGGGTTTTTTATTGAGGGCCCACCACACTCTCTTACATACATCAGGCCCAAATACCCAATGGCATTTGTACATTAAGAGATTACGCACGGGGTGAAAATTCCCGGAAATTGTTATCTGATATTGTACCAATGTTATTATATTTGCACAAGTTCATACTTCACACATGAAAAACTCGTTAACTTAAAGTTAGGTAAGAAGATCCTCAGATGCCAGTCTGGGGATTTTGTTTTATATTTGTAAAAAATTAATATTATGAGACACGTAAAAAAAGCATTGTTAAAATACAATGATGAATGTTATTCAGAGATTCCTGGAACATTTATTGAAATTGAAAATGCAGAAGATGTAAAAGGTGTAGCACCTATAGTAAAATTTACTTTACAATCTGATCCAATTAGTGAAGTAGGTGTTAATGGTGTACAAGCATTAGATATGTTGAAGTATGTTAAGTGTTTATTTGAAAGCCTGAATGAAACTTTTCCTTGTAGAGAAAATGCTTTGAGTATTACAAAGATTGAAGAAGCAATTCATTGGCAAGATGCAAGAACTAAAGATAGACAACGTAGACAAGTAGAAGGTTATAATAAAAAGTAAATAATTACTTTATATTTGTATTAGCTCATTGACCATCCCAATATTGGGTGTTAGTGTTAAAGGAGTAAAGAAGCCGTGTTACGGTTTTAGTTGTATCATCCCTGTAGATTCTATTCTATAGGTTCAGTGCCAGACACGCTTACCGTAAGATCAGCGTCCCAGGTTTGGACTTCTCAGTAAGGGAAATGACTATGTCTATAACTTTACTACCCCCAGGAAAGTTTCTCTGATCAAGAATTACTTCCTGGGTTTTTTTATATATTTGTGTTATTAAAATTGTGATCATGAAATTATATACAGAGAGACCAAAGACTATTGAGGCAATGCAGTATGATGGTACGGAGAAGATGGCATTAGAAATTGCTAGTAGAGAAGACTTTGAAGGTATGGTTGATTATAGGCAGAAAAAGTTTTGGGCTTTATGGATTAACACCGGGGGTAGAGAATTTAGAATTGATGAGGGGGACTATCTTATACAGGATTGGAACGGGGAGTACTCTGTAATGTCTAAAAAAATATTTGAAAAAATGTATAAAGAATTAGGATAAAATACTTATCTTTACATCCGTAATATAGATGTTTACGGTACATTTATTTTTATTTGATTGATAAGACTTAAGCTCTGAGGTAAAAACTTAGAGCTTATTTTTTGAGAAGTAATTTATAAAAAGGATATATGGCAGTATTTGATACGCAGTACAAGAAAGTATTAGAGGAGATTTATTATGGGGGATATAAGTATGAAGACCCAAATAGAAAAGGAGTAGAAAGAATTGAGATAGCAATGATCAATTTGTATTGCAGACCTAGTGTTGGGTTTCCAGCATTAACCACTAAAGAGATTTATTTCAAAGGAGCAATAGCTGAGTTATTATTTTTTATGTCTGGTTCTACAGATATAAGAGATTTGTGGAAAAGTGGTGTTAGATTCTGGGATAAAGATTGGGCCAGATTTAATAAGTACAATGAAACAACAGCAAAAGCATTATATGAGGATTGGAAAAATGATGATAAAAAGATTGAAGAATTACCCGCGCACATTTATGATATGGGTAAGATCTATCCTCATCAGTGGAGAAACTCCAATGGAGTTGATCAGTTATTTAACCTTGTTTCTTCCATGATTAAAACACCTATGTCAACATCATTAATTGTTAACTCTTGGAACCCTGCTGATTTACCTAATATGTGTTTACCTCCTTGTCATTATTCTTTCCAGGTAGTGTGCCAACCGTATAATGATACTTATAAGTTTACATTAGTATGGAGTCAAAGGTCTACAGATTTTTTCTTAGGTACTCCTGTTAATATAATGTTCTATGCTGCACTAGCACAAGTACTGGAAATCTTAACAGGATATAAATGCAACGCAGTAATAGGAGAGTTAAAGAATGTACATATATATGATAATCAAGTTGACGTAGCTAAAGAGTTAATGTTTAGAGATCCTGAATTATATGGAGAGAGTAAACTGGAAATTGATAAATCTAAGTTTAAACTTTTTTTAAAAAATCCATCACGTTTAAACTTTAATAGTGTAATTAATTCATTATCTTTACAGGACTTTAATTTGGTGGGGTATAATAGTTATCCAAAATTGAAAGTAGAAATGTTAAGTTATAATAAAAAACAAAAACCATGAGTACAGCATTTAAGAGTCTAAAAGGACGTAGAGTATTGGTTAACCAACCAGTAATGAAAGAATCAGCTATCCAATTAAGTGAAGCAGATAAAGCACACATTGAGCAAGAAGCAATGAAACAATGGACACGTTTAGAAGTGTATGCCGTTGGAGAAGAAGTTAAAACTGTAGCAGCAGGTGACCAAGTTTATATCTCAGTTAATGCAATTAAAAATGCAGAAGTAATTGAGGTAGAAGAAAGCATCAAGCTTATGTTGAGTGAGTATGACATTGCAATTGTTTGGTAAGATGTCCGAATTAGTTTGTGATGAATATAAAAGGATGGCAGGAAAACCTGAGTCATCTAATACATATAATAAGAGTTTGAAAATTATGGCTGAGATTGCTGCTAATAAAAGTCAAGAAATGTATAAGGATTATCTTAGAAGAACTGAGTCTAGTCCTTATGTAGGTAATGATCCATTTGCTGGTACAAAACCTAAAGCAGTTACAGCACCAGATTGTACTGCTAAACATTCTCCACTAAGACCTTCTCATTATGGAGGAGCTAACAGTACATATGAAGTATTTAATGTTCTTGAAGCATGGGGGTTAGATAAAGACTTTTACTTAGGTAATGTTATTAAGTATGTTGCAAGAGCTGGTAAAAAAGATAAGTCAAAAGAATTAGAAGACTTAGAAAAAGCAGAAGTGTATTTAAAAAGAAGAATTGCTGAGTTAAAGAAATGAGATATTTTTTGTTTTTGTTTTTGTTGTATTCATGTGCCCCTCACTCTGTAGGTCCTAACTATAATCAAGGTAGGACTCACAATGCTGATCTAGGAAATAGAGAAAGAATTGTGAGAAGTGAGGATGCGCGCATGAAGAATGCAATGATAAAGCATAGACAATCTGCAAGAAAAGGTTTACCTAAAATAAAAAAAGTTAGAAAAAAGAGAAGTAGAAGGTATGTATAATTAAAATATTATATATACTTTAGCACCTCCTTTTCTTCTCAGTCTTCTCGCTGAAAAAAGATTCCCGGTAAGTTTATTCTTATTGGGAATTTTTTTTATATATTTGTGTACTCTAATATTTAAACGTATTAAATTAACATGATAGGTAAGGGAATCCCAGATTATTATTCTGGGATTTTGTTTTTTATATTAATATTGTGTATATTATATTATATGTATTAATTAAAAAATAAAGCAATGGATATTTTAAATATTATTTCTTGGGTAAAAGGTAAACGTCAAGTAACCTCAGTTGATCCAACTAAATCAGTAATACCAGTAGGATTAAAAGATGACCGCAGGGATGACGGTTACTTAGCAGGAGTAATAACAGTTGAAGATTTATTAGCTGGGTCAGCATCATCAATTGCCACTGATGGTACGTCATTGTATTCTACAGATCCTTTAGCTGGACCAATAGGTCCTATTGATAATATTGCATTGGGAGAACAAGCAGGTTACAATACACCACTTGTTCAACTTTCAACATTTATTGGTAATAAAGCAGGTTATAATGCAACAATGGGAAACCTATCAAACTTCTTAGGAGGTAATGCAGGTCAAGAAGCAACAGAAGCATATAGTTCTAATTTTTTAGGATTTGAGGCAGGTAGAGAAGCAACTTATGCTAATGCTTCAAACTTTCTAGGAAATGGTGCAGGTAAATTTGCTAATAATGCTAATAATTCAAATTTTCTAGGAGCTTATGCAGGATACAATGCAAGCAATGCAGATCATTCAATTTTCATTGGAGGTTCTTCAGGTCAACAAGCAAATTTTGCTAACTATTCAACTTTTCTAGGTTACTATGCTGGTTTTACTGCTACCTATGCAAGTTATTCAACATTCATTGGTCCTTTCTCTGGGATAAATGCAGTTAATGCTTATAACTCAATTTTTATAGGATCATCTTCTGGAGACAGTGCTACTAATGCTAGTAACTCAAACTTTATTGGAGACAGTG